TTATTGTTGAGGTGTGAGAGCGCTCAATTGCCTAGTAGAACTCTTATGACAACAGAACAAAAGATATATGGGATAACGGAAAAATATCCATATGAAAACTCTTATAATGATGCCGAATTTGTATTCCTTGTTTCTGGTGATATGAGAGAGAAAAAATTCTTTGATAGTTGGATTAACGCAGTAAGTCCAAAATTATCATACAACATGAATTATAAATCCAATTATGCTACTAGTGTTATTATTCGTCAGTATGACCTGCAAAACAATATTACATATGAAGTTGAATTAAGGAAAGCTTTCCCTATAACAGTTAATCAACTGGATCTGGATTGGTCATCTGATGGTTATCATAAACTTGCCGTGGTGTTTGCATATAGCGATTGGATTAGTGGAACTTCAACAAGAAGTGCGAGCCCAGTTGGGATTATACCTGCATAATGAAATATGAATATGATTTTGTAAAATAAGGAGTTATTATGGCTTTACCAAAAATTGATGTGCCTGTACATGAGATTACGTTACCAATAGCCAAAAAGACGTTACGTTATAGACCTTTTTTGGTTAAGGAACAAAAAATATTATTGATGGCTGGTGAATCAAACAATGCGGATACTATAGAAAAATCAATTAGACAGATTCTTCAAAATTGTTGTTTAGATGAATTTGATGTAGATACTTTAAGTTTGTTAGACGTAGAATTTTATTTTCTTCACCTAAGAGGAGTATCAGTTGGTGAGATGGTAGAAAATAAATATAGATGCCAAAATGTTGTGAATGAACAAATTTGTAATAATCTTATGGATGCAAACTTAAATGTTACAGATTTAAAAATAACTGGTATTGAAGATTATAAAGATGTCATATATGTGACCGATAATGTCGGTGTGAAAATGATATTACCAAAATATAGTTTGTTGCAGAAGGCCAGAGATATGGTTAATGCAACAGATTTCGTATTTGATTTAATCATAGATTGTATAGAATATATTTTTGAGGGAGATCAATTTCACTATGCGAATCAAATACCAAGAGAAGAACTTTTGGAATTTGTTGATAGTTTAAATCAAACACAATTTGCAAAATTGCAGTCATTCTTTGATAAGATACCAAAAATAGAAAAGAAAGTTGAAGTAACCTGTAATAAGTGTGGGTTCGAACATAAAATTGAATATGAAGGAATCGAAAGTTTTTTCGGATGATATTTGGTCATGATTCGTTGCAAAATTATTATACAACCAATTTTAATTTAATGCAACACCATAAGTACAGCTTGACGGAAATTGAAAATATGCTGCCGTGGGAAAGAGAAATTTATATTACACTCTTAATCCAATATATGAAAGAAGAAAACGAAAGAATCAAACAACAACAACAAATGCAAAATAGGTAAAAAATGGCAATTTTAAATAAAGGTTCTGGATCATTATTTCCATTAATAAGTGATATCAAAAACAGTAATTCGAAAAATGAAGCGCCAGAACCAAAATTAAAAAGAAGTGCCGGCCCAAAACAAGATGTTAGAATTGGTGATGGCCTAACCGTCATTATGTCTAAAATTTGGGGAGCATTAAAAAAGCAAGAAGATTTTACCAAAGTAATTAAAAAGAACATTGAAGCAGACAAGAAATTTAAAAAAGAATCAAAAGACTTGATGAAGAAGAATCACCAAGTTATTTTAAATTCTTTGAATGTTTTAAACAAAGATGTCACAAAAGTTTTAACTAAACTTTTAGATGTTAATGAAAAAAGTGCAAAAGAAGAAACCAAAAAATTAGATGATGCTGAAAGAGCGGATGAACTAAAACAAGACTTTGCAAAAGAAACATTTAGAGAAAGTGAATCTGATGCTGAGAGGAGACATAAGGAACTTTTAGAAGCATTGAAGTTAATCGGTGGTGGTAGTGGAGAAGAAAAAACAAAAAGACAAAGGAAAACTCCTTTCGAAAAATTATTAGGTGATTTAAAAAAAGACTTTCTAGGATTATTTGAAGGTGCATTATCAAGAGTTTTTGGTAGATCATTAGCTAAATTTTTAACCGCTACTGTACCATCTTTAATTGCGAGTGCCGTTACTAGTTCATTAAGATTAGTATTAGCACACCCTTTGGTTGCTTTAGGTGTCGCTATAACTGGATTGACTGCTTGGTTAGGATCAAAATATGGAGATATGTTATCAGATTTAGAAAAAGGTAAAAATGCAGCTGCAGCAAAAGGTGATGTGAAAGAAACTGAAAGAAAAAGTCAACAGCTTAATAACATGTATGCAGCTCTTAATCCTATGGGTCCAGGATTCGTTGATACATCTAAAGCAAAAAAAGACACTGCAATGGCATTAGAAAAAGCCAATACACCGGAGTCCAGAGCTGCACTAGAAAAACTATATACTGAAAATCCAAACCTCAGACCACAAGTTAAGTCAAATGTAAACACAGGCAAAGTTGAAAAAGCTTCACCACAATCAACTCAACTTACTTTACCTGTTAATCAAGGAACATTCACAAGTGATAAAGGATCAAGAACTTTGAATGGAGTAACAAAAGAACATAATGGAGTGGATATTGCACTTCCCGAAAATTCACCTGTTTTAGCAGCTGCAGGTGGTACTGTTTCTACGGGATACAATCAACAAAGTGGTAATTATATAAGAATAATGCATGATGATGGTTCAGGATTAATATCCTCTTATGCACACTTAAATGGATTTAATGTAAAAAATGGTGCCAAAGTTGCGGCAGGCCAACAAATCGGATTAAGTGGTGGAGCCAAAGATAAAGGCGGTCATACGACAGGACCTCATTTACATTTTGCATTAAAACGAGTAGCTGATGATAAATGGTTAGACCCTAAAGATTTTATTCCTGAATTGAGAGGTGCAGCAAAATCTGCTGAAATTAAAACTGGTTCTGCACCAAGTGCTGTTAGAGTTGCTGGATCATCAGAATCACAAAGTGCTGGAGGTATTAGTGATGTATCATCTAATACACAAGAATCTTCAATGTTCCCAGATGTAAATTCTTTAATTGCTGCTGCACTTAGTGGGGCAGAAAGCTTAGTTAAAGGCACTGCATCTATGTTCCAAGATACAAGCATTAAAACATCTCAAGCTGATCCGTTGAATAAAATGAATGAAAGTATAAGAACAGCTTTACTAGATAACAAAAATATGCCACCAATCACTAATGTTGTTAATAACAATGTTGCTTCAGGTGGTGGATCTTCTGGTAATGCTGGACAATATATGAGTCCGAGAAGTAGAGATAGCACAAAATCTCTGGCCGAACTGATGATGTTCAGACCAGTAACAGGAATCGGTTAGTAGAAAAAAGAAACCCACCTTTCGGTGGGTTTTTTATTAGTCCTCTGAAGCAAGTCTTTCAAAGTATTTCATGTCATCATCTTCATCCAAGTCAGGTTCTTTGACTGTCTGAGGTTTCGATTTGACTTGTTCTTTGATCTGTTCAACAGTAGTCTTTGAAACAGGTTCACCACCTGCAAGACCGAGAACTTTATCCAAACGTTCTTTGAGTTTGTCATAAGACTTAAACTCTTTATCACCAGTCAATTCTGATAGTGAGTGTTCAGACTTCCAAACTTTTTCAAGTTCATCATCATCATCTAATAGTGGCTCTGAGGCCTCAAACAAAGAACTTTCATAGTTTTGATAACCATCTACCTTACGAATCTTCAGTTTAAAGTTAGCACCTTTCCATAAGTCAAATGGATTAATTGGTGTTTCATCTTCAAACTCAGGATTCATTGCAGCAGTAATCTTGTCAAAGATTTTTTTACCAAACTTGAATAAGAATACCTTGCCATTGTTTTCTGGATGTTTGGGATCAGAAACAACATAGATGTTAGCCACATAATTTAGTTTACGTTTTTGTTTACGAACAATTTCTTTGTTCGCTTCAATACCTGAATTCCACAAAGAAGAATTGTGTTCACAGATAGGACACTGTTGATTTTTGGTTGTTAAGCAATTATCAATTAACCAACCACCTGGTCCTTGAAAACCATGTGAGAAGATTTTAACCCATGGCAGTGCATCATCACCATCACCAGGTGATGCAGGTAGAAAACGAATAGTAGCCATGCCATTACCTGACTTATCTACTTCTGGTTTCCAATAATTTTCTGCACGGTTGGGAAGTTCGGTGTTACCGATTGATTCTAGAGCCTTAGACAGTTTGTCTAGGTTGCCTGATTGGCGTTTGAGGTTCGCAAATGAACTCATAGTATTACCTTTCATATAAACGGAGTATTAACGGAATATTTCAATGTACTTCTCATAATCAACTGCTAGTATATCATAGTATTTAGGCGATTGCAAGTGCATCTTCAATTAATTTTATGGTGTTCTTTACATCACGATGCAGTATACCAATACCACCTGCATCCATGAAGGCCTTAATAACATAATCAGTATCATCAACTAATACTGTATCATTACCAAATGCATACATGGCTTTCTTTCTACTACCATTGGTGATGTTGGGTATATATGTAATGTTGTGATCTTTTAACCATTGTAGTTTCTGTTCCACGACACGATCATGAAACAATTCACCACCAGATGATGATAATATCTGTACACTCACTCTACCTTCAAGCGTTTTCACATAATCTAATAATTCAATTGCACCAGGAAACCAATCAAGTGTTGCAAAGTTTCCACCTTCAATGAATAACTTCCATTGTTCAGTAAATTCTTTACGTTCTCTTGTTGATGCAGCTTCTTCACCAAACAATTCAGTGTATCTCTTATTGAAATTACAGAGTACACCATCCATATCCAAGTATAATGTTTTCATTTATAATCTTCCACCATTTGTTTCACAATACCTTTATAAACTTTTCGGTCATAATTTAAAAATGGTGCATACTTCTCACACTTCAATTTAAATGCAGGCCATATAATATCATCATCAATTTTTTCTTGCCACATAGGAAAGAAATTCAATACGTCATTCAATATAATCAACGTTTCTAAATTTGTGGTCTTGTCCATTACCATCTTTAATAATAATGGAAACTGGCCACCCTTCACCTTTAATGTATCTTCTACTCTATAGTTCTCAAACAAGTATTCCAAATCAGAGGTAAATCGATACTTCAAAGAACCTGTAACGGCCAACCACATCTTATAAATTTCATCTGCTGGTTGTAATTCTAGGGGACCTGGTCTTATATTTGGATCAACCAGAAAGTTGGCAATATAAAATCCCTTTAGTTCTTCAAAGTTATATCTGCGTGATAATCTATAGAAAAAATACTTATCACCACGTTGCAGAAACTTATCTTGTGACATGGTAGTTTTGCCACCATATTTAATATAATCGTATTTGCCTTTAAAATGTAAACTTAACGAATGGTATAGGTTAAAGGCAGCATAACCAGTGTTCTCAATCATATAGGCAGTTTGGATTGTTTCTTTAACATATTGTTGTCTTGTGCTTCTTCACGTATCTTTGCCTTTAGTGCAGCAGAAATCAATGTACTGGCCACTTCTATTTCGAGGCCAGTATTTTTACAGTGTTCTAATATTGCATCAATTCTGGAACACCTTAACTCTACAGTCAATTCTTCAATCAATGTACTAAATTCCGAAATTTCATTTTTTGTTGGCATAATTAAGTTCTAGTATAAAATATGTGGTTACCAATTTTCATAACAACACCTTTTTTGTCCCATTTGGGATTGACATACGTAGCATGATAGAACATTGCTTTCATTTCTGATATTCTAACATGTGCGATAGGTTCTGTCAAGGCTTTTCTTGCAATATACTCTGATTCTTGCCACAAGTACATATTTTTTGGTGCGGCAACCTTATTACAAGTCCAACTGAATTGGCAAACAGTTCTACCTTTGATTTTATCCTTTTGGTATACGACACCACAAATTGTATTTGGATATTTTGGAGAGTTTGCACGATTGATGGTAACTTGTGCAACTGCCATCTTACCTTCAAAGGATTCAGATGCAGCTTCGTAGTAGATATTCTTTGCAAGACAGTCCATTTCTTTTGTCATTTCAATACGGACTTCTTGTGTAATTTCTTTTGCCACATAATGTGGAAAAGAGTATGCCAACATTACTGTAAACAATAAGAATGAGGCGATTAGTAAATTTATACTGGTGAACATACCAGTTAGCTTTGAGTTAAGCATGTGATTCTCCTTGTTGATTGGGAGTGGCCGAAGCCACTCTTTCTCACGCAATTACGAGTTTTGCTTTTTCGTTTTTATTTCAGGCGTGGTTGTTTGAGATACGAAACCATTAAGTGATGCCGCTTTGGCTATAATATCGTTCTCTGTGGGGAATGTGGGAAGGTTTGGATGATCTGGAACAGTCTGACCTTGTACTTTGGCCGACTCGATCTTCATTTCCCAATCTCGGACTACTCTCTCTCGATCACCGTGATATTCTTCGGTTAAGAGGTCTTTCGCCATTTTTAAAAGTTCAAGGCGAATCTCGAACGGTGTCATATTGCTCATATACTTCTCCTA